GCTGAGTGATGTTTGGCATACTCTGCTCGTTTTTTTGGATCTTCTATTTGTTTCAGTGTGTCGGCAACATGTTGGAAATGTTTTTTAGTCATGGCTTCATCCATTTCGCCTTCGTTGTTGCTGTCATCTTTTAGAGTGTATTCTTTGTCACCCACTTTAAATTTGTCTCCCGCTTTCATGCCCGCCGCTTTGGCTTTCTGTACTGCTTGTGAAAATTCATTGCCTTCATCTGTTTCGCCTTCATTCTTTTCAATGCCTTTGGCAATGTCGTGTGCTTTGGTGATTGTGGATTTCTTAAGAGGTGGTTTGTCTCCTGTTGACTTCATTGCTGCTGCCATTCCGATCGCATATGGATTTTTGGCTTTCTCAACAACTGTATTAATCTTTCCGCTGCTCTTCGCAACGTTTTCGATTGCATCTCTAACGTCAACGTTGGGGTTGCTTTCTTGAATTTGTTTAAGTCTAGATAAAATATCAATCATGTCCATGTTTATTTTCCTTTTGAAGTTTTTATTGGATCTGGGTTGCCTTTAACTGGACCTTCGAATGCAGGCTTAAGAGCAGATCCTTTGTGCTTCTTATCACCTTCGTTTGGTAGTGTTTCTTGCTGTTCTTTTTCTTTGGCAGCAAATTCCATTTTTTGTTTTCTATCTTTTAATAATTCTTTTAATAGGCTTTGGTTGGCCTTGTCACCATAAATTTCTTCAGCTCTAACTTTTGGAGCATCTTTATATTCAATGTCTTGCAATACAGATTTGTACTCAGACATTTTTGCGTTCATGTTTGCTTGATACTCTTCTGTGGGTTCATTTGGTGTTCTAACTCTAATATATTCTATAGGAGTTCTTGTATATTCTGATACAAATGCTCTCAATTCTACCACCGATGCAGGATAATTTGTAACTAGATCAAATATAGTTACTTCTTGATTTTTAAGTTCAGGAAAATCTAAAGGAACTTCTTGTATTGGAGTTTTTTTGCCTGCTGATAGACTCTTAACGTCCCACTTTTTTAAGCCTGTTTCCAATTTCTTGCCGAACTCTTTGTCAAGTTCGCCAGCCACTTTGATTTTGTAACTGTATTCTTTTGCAGATTCTATTAGATATTGGCTAAAATTACTCATAATATGCATTATTTAGTCTTTTTTCAATAGTTTCTTCATTAATTCATTACGGTCACTTATGATCATGCCCTCGCTCTCAACCGGTTCGCTGCCGTCGTCTGAGCCATCTTTATCTATCTTTAATTTTTTAAGTTGTAATTCTACCATTTTAAGCTTCTTGTCTATCTTTTGTGACTTTGCATCGATGGCATTGCGAAGCATGGTGCTGGCAACTTCAAAAATACGTCCAGAATATCTGCTGTCCACATTCATGCCTAGATCCATTAAATTCTTATAACTCTCCTCTGCTTCCAGAGCCAGTTTATCCAATTCTAAATCACTTAATTCGCCCAACCCTTTGACCTGTGGAAGGGCTGCTGCTATTTTGTCAAATTCCGCATAAGTTTTTTCTAAGGCCTTGGCAGTTTTTGGATCCACATTTTTCGGTATGGGGTTTTCTTTATTTTCTCGTGCTTTCTCTTTGGCGTCTACTTCCGCAAAGGCATCTTTAACATTTGGTAAATTTAATATCTCTTCTAGTTTACGTGTCATTCTGAATATTTACTTGCGATTGCCTTGGTGGAATAATTGTTCCTCGCTTAGTACTCTAAATGTTATTCTATTCTGACGAGCATAGGCCGTGGCAGCCTCCCACTTGGCATGATTTATAACCACCTGTACCTGTTTGCCTCGACTTTTACCAGCTTTATCCATTCTTGTTTGACTCATGGGTTTGACTTCTATCAATTCTGCATGCTTATTGCCATTTTTATCCACATAAACGATAAAAAAATCAGGCACATATACGGTGTACTTGCCTGTGATAGGATGTCTGTATGGTATCTTTATTGATTCGCTGGCCCACTGATAGACATTTGGATGTTCATCACACAACCTCATGAATGAGTGTTCCCAACTACTCCTATAGGTTGGTGTTTTGGTTCCTACATACTTGGCAGGATTCTTGGGAGTAAATTTTCCCCTAGCGAAATTCATTAGCTGATCACGTTCCTAGCGACCGCGTCCTTGGTTGCAACAGAATTTCTAACTCCGACTCTGCTGGTCTTAAATCTATTGTTATTCAAGATCAACGAAATTATTTGACTGAGTTGTGCTGGGGTGGCTTGTGTTAACAAGTCTAATATCTGTCCTACTGGTACGCCATCTATTTTGGCTTGTTGTAATACTACATAAGCTGTTTCTTCGGCCGGTTGTCTATCAAACCCCCTTTTAACAAAAAATGCTATAGTTGTGTCCCAATCATTGGCATTAAATTGAAACGTACCCACATAATTGTTTGTGGTCAATTGAGTTATCACAGATTGTAATTGATCTTGATCTTTCTGTGGCAGGTTGGTGAATAATATTGGATTTGTCATTAGATTATTTTTTTCTCAGCGTTGATTGTAACACTATTATTGGCTCTATTTATTTTTACATATCCTTGTGTGACTAAATTTTTTATAGAACCAACAGCTTGATTGTTGTATTGTGTTTTAGATGATTGTGGTAATGCAGCATAGTTCACATCACTCTGTGCGACCGACCGACCATTCCTAGATCCTACTTGCTGATAGTAAATGTAAGATGATATTTGATTCAGCGCTGTAGGATTAGATGTTATTAAATTTAATGATTCTGAAGGACTTAGGTATGCTGAAGTATTGACCGATGCATTGTTGATCACTGTGTTATTGGCGTTGTTTTTTCCATCCACTAAAGATTTTGCAGCAGCGGCCGCAACGATGGTTGTCGCAGCCCCGGTCGTCGATATGGAATAATTGCCTATAGGATTTATCGATGTTCCGGCCACAGATTGACCAAAATTTCTTATACCTGTTAACACCAGTCCTCCCGTTTCTTCTTTCAAAGATGCCGCAGAAACTTTTTTAGAATTTTGATAAACATTGATCGCTCCCAACACAGTTTTTGCAGAAATTTGGCCTGTGGCGATATCACCCAATACTCCCAATCCCTGTGACAATATCCCTCCCGGTCCTAATAAAGAATTATTACCTTTGGCTATCAGCGGAGATGGTTCTAGATCATAATGTAAGGTAGCGAATCCTGTTGGTGCATCTTTTTTAAGAAATCCTGTGTTGTAAACCACAGCTTCATACATCACGGTCATGGAGTGAGTCATTAAACCTGCACCATCAGTTTGATCATGATCATCATGACTGAATGCTGATATTACAGGATTTACTAATATGTAGGATGTAAATTGTCGTTGATGTAGAGAGAAAATTTGTATACTCTTTAAAAATGGTTTGCCTCTAACTTTATTATTGTCCATGCCATATTGTGTTTTTATGTTGCCTGACTGGTACATCGTGTCTTTGTTGATCGATGGATTGTCTCCACCATTTGTAACAGTGTCGGCGTTGTTGTATTCATAATAAGATTTCCAGAAAGCGGTCACCGTGTCGGCTTGATCATCGTGAAACACTATATTGATTGGCTGATATTGTATCCTGGTTGCCACGTAGGCTTTCTTGTTATATTGTATTCTTTCCTCATATCCCATGTTAAATTTTGGTAGCTGGCAGCTCTTGACCAACATGTTCAATTCTGTGGCACTGTTGTTAGGATATGCCTGAGATCCAGTGACGTTTGCGATTGATCTATCTAGATTGAAAACCACATAAAAAAGAAATTTATTTTTTGGAGCAAGTCTGTAATTATTATCGAGATATAATCTGCTGGCATGCTGATAGTCTTTCATTCCCGGAAGGGAATTAGTGAATCCTGTGAGTAAATTATTAATCGATGGCATACTCGATATTTATGGCCACAAAAAAAGCGCCGTTAAAGGCGCTCTTTCTGTTATAAACGTAATGAATTATCTTCCGCCACCTGTGGACAATGTTCCAATTGTTCTTGCGATAGCCGATCCAACTCCCGTGCCCTGTGGAGTTTGTACAGCGTTGTCGTATTTCAATGATAAAGAAATAGTCACCGGATCGCTGGTATTGTATGCCAGTGCGTTATAATTAACCGATTCAACGTATGTGCCATAAAGTTCCCAAGTTTCAAGCACGTTAGGAGTAGAAGCACCATTGCCTCCATCTAACATTTCAATTCTTGTAACGAACTTGTAATCAATTCCAGATGCTGCAGAAGCCTGTTCAAAGAAATCGAATTGTTTCTGTATTTGTTCTCCGACCAATTTACTAACTGCATTGTTAACGTCATCTCTTAATACCAATTCTATTGGCTGCCATGTATGTTTGCCGGCCATGTATACTTTTGAGTTGTAAACGTCTAGTGTTATCGGGTCAAAAGAAAGGTTTGGTCTAGCACAGCTAACCACTTGTTTCGTTAGTTCAGATCTAGGAGTTGATACACCAAAATTTTCTAATACCACTCTGAAGCGATATTGTAGTTTTGGCATTAACAAACCCTGAGATGATGCACTCTGGTCTGTTGCTAATGGTACTGTAAACTTTGATAATGTTGAAATTGCCATATTCTATTTCCTTTTCTATTGGTTACCTAATGTTGCTATTCCACCTGTGTTGTAAATTCTCAACGGTATGTAGATAAATTCTACCGATTTAACAGGCTCGATCGCTATATCAACATAGAGCTCGTTTTGATCTATTCTTGTAGGAGTGTTGTTTGTTTCATCACACACTACTAGGTAATCATATAACGCTCTCTGACCCACTAATTCTAACAAGAACGATTCAATTGATTGTTTGATTTCATTTCTTGTTAAAGTGTCATTCGGTTCAAATATAAACGGTTTAGCCAAAGTGTCTAATTGTGTTCTTAGGTACACAACCAATCTTGAAACGTTAATTCTATCTAATGCAGAATTAATTGCTGTTTTGGTTTGGTTTCCGTAATTTAATAATCCTGTGCCTGAGAAGAATGTGATTGGATTAATTTGTGCAGTGAACATGCTGTCTCTAACAGATTCTGTTAAAGATACTACTTGGAATTCTCCCGACATAGCATCGATATATCCTACCGATGTGGCATTATCAACAATACCTCTTCTTGTTCCAGCTGGAGCGAACCATGGATATGCAACATTATCGTTGTGTGCAAACACTCTCAATATCATGTGACTTGCTGGCACAACTATATTTTTACCTGTGTTATCAGTGGTTTGTCCTGCAGGATAGAAAACTCCAAGATAATCGTTGCCTGAAACAAGACCTTCATCACCGTTGTCTGAAGCACCTGCTGCATTGTTAGCCCAATTGGTAATTGCAGTGGCATTAGCTTCTAATCTCAAAGGAGTATCTCCAATAATGAAAGCAGTGTCTTTCCTGTCATTGTTCAAAGTGATCATGTTGGCAATTGCTTCTGGATATCCAGGACATGCAATTATGTTAAAGCCTCTCTGATCTTCTCTGATAGCTTGGTTAGTATCAATTTCTGATTTGATTTGAGAAACAATTACTTTTCTAACAGCTTTTCTGCCAAAAGAACCAGAACCATTATTGTTGTTGGCGCTCTTGGTTGTCCATGTGTCTGTATTGTAACCAGCTACACCTGGGCCAAATTTTGTTGTGGTTATGTAATTTTTCTTGAACTCTTTAACGTTGTATCCTGATCTTCTGGTGTTGAACAGCAATATACCTTGTGGATATAATGTATATGCTGGAGCATCTGGATCTGTGTAATTGCTTCCTAATAATGTTGTTATAGAAGCCCACTCAGCATCTGTTCCCACAGTTGATATACGAGCATCAGCAAATACCACACCGTTCTCTGTGTTTTGATCTGTTTTGTCAACTAATCTAAAATCACTCAATGCTGTGTCGTAGACATAAAGCATTGGATAATTTTCTAAATCGCTGGTATCAATCCATAAATCGTTAGCAGCTAAACTTGTGCCATCTGATTGTGTGGTTGGTTTGGTTGCTGAGAATTGTGGACCATTTGGATCTGTGCTTGGGTATTCGTTGCTGTAACCTTTCCATCCCGAAGTGCCACGTACCATAATGTCGGCTTCTAAATTTGTGTTATACCATAATGTACCATCGGCTGGTTCATTGGTTGGCTCAGTGTAAGAAGCCACATAACTTAATCGTTTCCAGTTACTAGCATATACTGATGCATTGGTATCTCCCGATGGAGCCATGTATAAATTTGCAACTCTTGAAGAATTGTAACTTCCGTATTCGCTGGCATTGGCCGTTCCAAGTCCAGCATCAG